ATTAGATATATACGAAGTTGAAGACAAAAAACAGTGTGTTTTTTGGCTAAAAAACATCGAGGCTCTCAACAGTCGTTCTATAAATGAAAGAATGAATCAAGAGAGAAAAAGACCAAAAAAGTAAATGAGTAAGAAAAGAGATGGCGGTTCCGTTAAGGTTAAGATAACTGATGGAGGTTCGTTAAAAGATTTAGGTAAAAAGGCAAAGGACGCGGGCAAAAATATGGGCTCAGTCGCCAAAAATGTCAATGAAAGTGACAGGCGACTAAAATCTTTATCCCAACAAACATCAAATTCAACAAAAGCATTTTCAAAACAAGCCCAAACTATTGGTGGGGGTCTTGTGCCTATTTACGCAACAATCGCTGCACAGGTATTCGCCGTTACAGCAGCTTTCAGATTTTTACAAGATGCAATGGAAACTAGAAATATGATTGAAGGCCAAAAAGCCTTTGGTGCTATTACTGGTAATGCATTCGCAACAATGACCGCTTCAGTCCAAGCAGCCACAGCCAATATGATTACTTTTAAAGAAGCAGCTTCTGCGGTTGCTATTGGTAGTGCTGCAGGTTTAACAAGGACACAACTAGAGCAACTAGGTGCCGCGGCAAAAAACGCGTCATTAGCACTTGGTAGAGATGTAACAGATTCCTTTAACAGATTAATAAGAGGTGTGACGAAAGCAGAACCCGAATTATTAGACGAATTAGGTATCATATTAAGACTTGAACCTGCAACTGAAAAATATGCACAATCTATAGGTAAAGCAAGAACAGAACTAACTGCATTTGAAAGGTCTCAAGCTGTTGCTAATGAAGTTATAACTCAAGCAGAAACTAAATTTGGAAGAATTACAGAAATTATGGATGAAAATGCATTTGTTCTTGGACAATTTTCAAAAGAGTTTGACGATATGACAAAAGTTCTCAAAACAGGATTAGCAGAATTTTTAATTCCAATTATTTCTTTCTTAAAAGATAATATAAGAGCTCTTGTAGGTGTATTTGGATTGCTTATAGCTCCAATTGTAACCCAGCTTATGCCTAATTTTGGTGCAATGGCTGATAAGATGAATGATATATCAAAAGCTTCAAAAGAAATGGCAAAAGGTCTTAAATCAGATGCAAAAATGATAAAAAATCTGCAAAAAGATGGAAGTCTTACTGCAGAAGGTAGAAGCCAATTTTCAAAAGCTGGTAGAGAAGGCATGCAAGGCATGTTATCTGGATTGGATATGTCTGGACAAAGTAAAACCATGCAAAAAGCCGCAATGGGTAAAAAACTCAATGCACAAGAACTTGGAGTATTAAAAAGACACTTAAAACAAAAAGGTCATATGTTGAGTACTTTCAATGCACAAGAAAGAGCAAAATTTGAAAGATACCTTAGACAACAAGAATTAGCACTAAAAGGAAGTTTATCAAAAGCAAAGCTTGAGTATAAGCAACTAGGAATAACTACAAATGCTGTATTTGCAGGAATGAAAGCAGGAGCAACTTCAGCTTTTGCAGGAATTACTAAAGCTGCATCTATAGCAGGTAGAGCAGTTGCTGGAATATTTAGTGCTTTTGGTTGGATAAGTTTAGCTCTCGTTGCATTTGAAGGTTTAAGAAGCATGTTTAAAGAAACTGAAGAAGAAATGACTGCAGCTCAACAAAGAGCGGAAGAATTTACAGGCTCTTTAAAAGAGTTAAATAAAGAACTACAAAATATGGAAAGGGTAAGAAGAGAAGGTTTTGTAGTTGGAGGACTATCCGTTTTAGAGCAACAAGCAAATGCTTTAAAAACAGGAGATGTATTAGGAATTATCAAACAGTTTAATGAAGGACTATCTTTAGGTACTATGAATGAAGAAACACAGAATAAAATATTAAATTCTGTACAAAGTATAGTAAATTTAGTTCCTGAACTAGAAGGTATGCAAGACTTGTTTAGCGGGCCTATAGAGAATTTACAACAAATAGATTTAAGTCAAAAAAATCCATTTGTAGTTATAGCTAATGACGTTATGCAGGCAGGAATGGCTACAAAACAGTTTAATGAACAAATACAAGGATTAGAAAAAGCTGTATTAAATGTAGTAAGTGGAGCAAAACAAAGACCTTACGCTGCTTTAATAAGAGAAATATCAGGACTTGTTGGTACAAGTGGAGCTTTAGGAAAAAATACTCTTGACCAATTAGATAAAGCACAAGCAACTGCCGAAGCTGAACTACAAAGTAGATTAGACACATTTACTAAACTAAAAGAGTTTAAAACAGATACAGCTAATTTAAACCCATATACAACAGACACTGTTATGGGTAATACTGATGCAATTAAGGCTAAAAGACAAGCTCAATTCGATAATTTAGGATTTTTAACAGAAAGTGCAGAAGGAAGGAAGATAATACAAAATGCATTTGGGTTAGAGAATATTGACGTTAAAGATGCAGCTTCTGCAATGTTGGCTTTACGAAAAAATATGATGAATCAGACCAGTTTGGTTAACCCTGATGACCCAGAAGGTTTTAAAATTGATGCATTGATGGGCGGCAGTACATTTATGGAAGGTTACACAAAAGTAACAAACATATTAAAAAGCCAAAATTTAGACGTCATGCAAAGCGTACTAGATACACAAAAAGAGCAAAACAAAGCAAGTAAAATAGAGATTCAAAATAGAAAAGACCTTGCTAAAATCAATACAGCTTTTATGACAGCATTAAAAGATGAAAATGATAACACATTTAATTTAGCACAAAAACGACATAACGAAAGATTAGACCAACTAGATTTACAATTAGAAGTAAATAAACAAATAGCTTTTGTAGAAAAGAATAGACTAGACACAGAAGATGCAAAAAATAAAGTAACAGACGCAGCAATACAATTAAGAATAGCAGAAAGAGTATTACAAGATGCAGGAGCAGACGTAGACGCACAGAAAAAATTAGCACTACAAGACCAAGTACAATTAGCAAAAGATAACTTAGCGATTGCAGAAAAAGAATTAGATATTCAACAACAAATAGCAATGCTAAAATTTAGACAGTATCAACAAGATACTCAGGATATGGCAGCCAGATTTGCAGGAGGCTCTTTTGTTAATAGCCAACAAAATAGATTTGCAAGTTTCTTGCAAGGACCAGAAGCTACAGGAGCTCTTGCAGATGCAGGAGTAAGAGCAGGCGAAGTAGCGCGAGAAAATGCTTTGTATAATCAAGTAACTGGTACGTCAGACCTTGAGACTGATGAAAACGTATTAAAACAACAATTTCAAGAAAAGGCTTTAGAAAATTTAAGAGAAGAGTTTGTACTAAGAGAAAAACTAACAAGACAGATAAAATTACAAAACGATATCTCAACTAGATTAACAGAAGGACTAGCAAACGATATGGCAGGAGCTTTAGTATCTGTAGCACAAGGTACAAAAACAATGAAAGAAGCTTTTGGCCAAATGGCAATATCTATAGTAGCAGATATTACAAAAATGATTATAAAACAAATGATATTAGCAGCTATAATGGCTGTCACAGGTATGGCAAATCCAGGTGCAGGAGCTCAAATAGGTTCAATGATGGGACTAGTATCAGGCGCCCCTGCAAGACAGGGAGGTATTATGTCTCCAGGAGCTGGCGGAGGTTATCGTTCATATAGAACTGGTGGTATAGCAGACGGACCTGAAAGTGGTTACCCCGCAACACTACACGGAACAGAAGCTGTCGTACCATTAGGAAATGATAGAGAAATACCAGTAAAAATGTTAGAAGGTGGCGGAGGTACAAATAATGTAGCCGTTACTGTAAATATGAGTGAAGGCGGAACAGACTTTAAAATGGAAGGAGAAAAGGCAAAAACATTTGCAGTCAGTATCGCAGCAGCTGTACAACAAGAGATTGTTAAACAGAAAAGGACAGGAGGCCTTTTAAACGAATACTAATGGCAATAGGATTTAATGTGGGCGGAAGCCTCGGACAAGCAGTACCAGATAAAGGATTTACTAGAAAGACAAGTCCTAGAGTTCATAGAGCTCAATTTGGAGATGGATACTCACAAAGAGTAGGAAATGGAATCAATCCATTAGATGAATCATTTTCATTAAAGTTTGCAAATAGACCAAAAGCAGATATAGACCAAATAACAAATTTTTTAGAAACTAAAGCAGGTGTTACATCTTTTGACTTTACATATGAAGAGGGAGGCTCAGAAACAACAATTAAAGTTCTTTGTTCTGATTGGAGTCAGTCTTGGGCATATGATGATTATTATGATTTACAAACACAATTACTGAGAGTTTACGAATAATGAGTTTAATTGCAGCTATACAAACACTAACACCAGGCTCTATTGTGCATCTCTATGAAATAGAAAAAGCAGATGGAAGTTATGTTAGGTTTAGTCCTTATAATAATGCAAACAACACTCCTATACAGATGTATGATTATACTACCAATACTCAATTAAATACTTATCACACTTTACCAATCACAGCAGATGGATTTGAAAAAAATCAATCAGGAGCAATGGCAAGACCAAGATTTAGAGTTTCTTCTGCAACAACTAGTACTAATGTTCAAGTTAGTTTTAAGGCAGCTATAGGCGATGATTATACTAAATTATTGGGTAAAAAAATGATTCGTCGAACTACTCTTGCCAAGTATATTGTAGGGGGTGCAAGTGCAACAGGCTCAGGAGTAACTCCAATAGAGTTTAATAGAGAATGTTGGGTTATAGATAAAATATCAAGTGAAGATGCAGCAAGTGTTGAATTTGAACTAAACTCTCCTTTTGATATAGATGGAGTAATGGTACCAAAAAGAACAATTGTAGGAAATGGATGCGCATGGGAATATCAAGGTGCAAGTCCTACTAGAAAAGAAGGGGACAAAATAGGTGGATGTACTTGGCATGCTTATGGGTTATATAGACCTGAAATAACAAATGATGGTACAAGTTCAGGAACACAGTTTACTGCATTTGTTAATATAGATGACCATTATATTTTACCAAATACTTCTGTGCTAAGCTGGGACAGTCTTGCTAGTAGTGGAAGTATAACAAAAAATAGTTTATATTCTTATAATCAATCAGCAGAAAGAATAAATACAAATGGAACTACTACTACTGTAACAGTACCAAGTTATTGGCAAGCAAGAGTTGCTACAACTAAATCAAGTGGTGGTACTCCTTCTGAAAATAATACTAATTTCGTAAGAGCTTGCGTATATGATGACTATAGCTCTAGTACAACTTATTATGCTTATAAAGACGACAGATTTAATAATTATGTTAGAAAAACTGAAACAATTAATCCACCAAGTACACTAGGATTTCCTACTAGCCCTAGTAACGGAAATACTGCTCATAGATATGGAATGGATTGGACTTATGTAAGTGCCAATACAGCATGGGAAGCAACAGCATACACTGTTTGGCAAACAAAAGTTACTAACTCAGGAAATACTCCAAATTTTGGAGATTATTGGAAGAGAGGAGATGTCTGCGGTAAAAGATTAACTTCTTGTAATCGTAGATTCAATGCGAGTCCAATTAGTACATCAAGTGCTACTTCAAATCCGAAAGCAGATAATGACAACACAAGTGTATTACCTTTTGGAGCATTTCCAGGAAGTAAGAGGTTTATGTAATGTTAGATTCTATTTATAAAGCGGCAGAAAAAGCAGCACCTGAAGAAATGTGTGGTTTAATTATTGAAAGAAATGGAAAAGAAGAATTTATCGAATGTAAAAATTTTGCGGAGAATAAATTAAATGAGTTTAAAATTGACCCAAAAACTTTCGTGAAGTATCAACTCATTTCGAAAATAAAATATGTAGTCCATAGTCACTATGACCAAAAATGTAGTCCAAGTGACCAAGACAAAAAATCTTGTAGAGCAATCGGTATTCCCTATATGATTGTATCATATCCAGAAAAGGAGGTTTGTATTTATGGTGAAAGTTAAGTTATTGGGAGAAATGGGAGAAAAGTTTGGAACAGATTGGGTATCTGCAGATAATAACATGCGTGATATTTTTAAACTTATCGAAGCACAGTGTGATGGTTTTGCAGACTATATTAAAGATTTAATGGAAAAAGACAATGTAGGATTAGAACTAATACATGGAGATAAGTTACTTATAGAAAATGAAGATGAAATAGCAGATATGTTTCTTCCTGTAATAAAAGATACAGTATACATTACTCCAGTTCCTTCTGGTGCAGGTGCAGGAGATATATTTAAAATAGTATTAGGAGTTGTATTACTTATTTTTGCACCTCAAATTATTGGATTCTTAGCAGGGTTAGCTCCTGGTATGTCTTGGAGTGTAATGCTAGCCCAAGAAGCTACAAAGTATGTTATAATGACTTATGCTTTGGCTGCAATAGGCGGATTACTTATTTTGAAAGGATTAACAGATTATTTAACTCCACAGACTCCAGGAGAATCTCCTGAAAGTTACTTATTTGGTAACTCACAAGAAAATGTAAAAATGGGTAGCCCTGTTCCTTTACTTTATGGAGAATTAATAGTTCCTGGAGTAACAATCAACTATGCTATGAGAGATGTGAAATCAACAGAAAGCAACCCATCTTTTACCTATGTAAATTCAACAGCAAACGCACCAGCAAATAGTAGTGGGGATGTCTCCAAGAACGCAGACACAGCGCTAACATATCAGAAATAATTATGGAAAAGAAAGCAGGAAGAGCAGCACAAGCACCCGACGGAGTAGTCAGAAATAGAAAACGAAGTCCTAATCAGGAACAGTCAGTTGTTGTCTACGATTTAATATCTGAAGGGCCTATTCAAGGACTTGTAAATGGTGCTTCTTCTATTTATCTAGACACTACTCAAGTTTTAAACAATTCATATCAAGACTCTCATAATCCTAGAAACAGTTTTGATGTATCTTATAATCATTTTCAAAATACACTTACAGATAATACAAATTCTAATATGTTTGCAGGATGGAGTTCTAATTATGGAACTTATAAAATTAGAATAAATGGAGCAAAAAAATCTCTTTCAGGAATATCTATAACAGCAGGAGATAAAACTATTACTTCTTCAGGAGGTTTTGCTGCTGATGATGTTAATAAATCTTACGGTCAATATTTAAGAATAGCAGAGGGCGGCCCAAATAAAACAGAGTTTGTAGCTAGAATTACAAAATTCACTAGCGCTACTTCCGTAGAAGTAGATAAAATGCCAGAAGTTACAGCATCAGGATTGTCTGGTACTGTGGACTTATGTGGAACAATTGCTAGTAAAAATAGTGCAAATCAAGTTATAATTACTCCTAATGCAGGAGGAGATATATCAGTAGCAAATACAGCTGCTTTTATGGATACTCCAACTAATACTAGTTCACAAACGTATAATGCTAACTATAATTATGAAAATGTTGTTTATGGATTCAAAACAGGGGAAAGAAGTCAATCTTATGTTAGCACCCAAGCAGATATAGGCAGTGCTTCAGTTGTTGCAAATCTTGGAAAAGCACTTTCAACTACTGACTTAAGTAGTAGTGTGCCAGGAATGTCAAATAGTTACCTTACTTATAATTATAAGGTTACAGGAGACGAGACAAGTACTTGGACAAATAATCCAATTATTATTACTTCTACTCAAATGAATTTAAGTACTCAAAAATCTGCAGTTGATAGATTAAAAGTTACTTTCCAATTTGACCAAATGTGGGCTTCAAAACCTAAAAATGGTAATGAAGAAGTTGCATCAATAGAACTCAGAATTTATCTTAGATACAAAAATCCAGGTGATTCAGACTTTTCAGAAGATTTACTATACGGACCAACTGACTCTGAATTATTAAGTAGAGTTACTAACCAAAGAGTTCACAATTGGAGATGGACATCTTCAGGCAAAATAGAAGCTTATTGTAAAAATGCTTTCGTAGAAGTATTTGATGTTAACTTAGAGCCTTATCAACCTCTTCAAGATTTTGAAATAAAAGTAGAAACAATTACTCCAATCAGTAGAAAACATGGAAACTGGATACATTATAACTCTGGAAGACTTTTATCTATAGAATCAGTTGTTAATGATAAACTTTCTTATCCTTTATCAGCTTATGGAAGTATGCAGTTTAATGCTTCTGACTTTGGAAATGTTCCAGAACGAGGATATCATGTAAGAGGTTTAAAAATAAAAGTACCTACTAACTATAATCCTGCAAATGAATTATATAATGGTCAAAACGCATCTTATACTAGAAATATTACTACTGGCGGAGTAGGAACAGACTATGTAGCATGGGATGGAAACTTTAGGGGAGATACAGATGTGTTTGATGCAACTTCTCCTAATTTTGACAAAGTGTATTGTAACAACCCAGCTTGGGTTTTTTATGATTTAATAACCAATAATCGATACGGTTGTGGAGAGTATATAGACGCTAGTGATGTAGATAAATACGCTTTATTTAAAATAGCAAGATATTGTGATGAACTAGTACCTGATGGAGAAGGAGGAACGGAACCTCGTTTTACAGCAAATATATGGTTTACAGAGCAGGCTGAAGCTATGAAAGTTATGCAAGATATGTTATCTATATTTAGAGGTATGATGACATGGCAAAACGGTCAAATTGTAGTAGAACAAAATAGAGAAAAATCTCCAATAGCTTCTTTTAATAAAGCTAATGTACTAAATGGAGACTTTTCATATCAGTCAACAAGAAGTAGATTTAGGTATAATCAAGTTAATGTAACTTGGAATGACCCTAAACAAATGTATAAGAAAACAGTAGAGATAGTAGAAGACCATGATAATATAATAGAAACAAGAAAGATTAAAAAGAAAGATGTAGTTGCTTTTGGGTGTACAAGTAGAGCTCAAGCAGTTAGATATGGTAAATGGCATTTATTTACAGACCAGATGGAAACTGATGTAGTTTCTTTTGCGACAGGTATACAAGGACAATCTCTAAAAAGTGGAGATGTTATAACTATAGCAGATGCTGATAGAAATAATACAAGATTTGGAGGAAGAACTTTAGAAAACTCTACTGCTACTACTATAAAAGTAGATTCTATATTAGATTTATCAAATACCGCAACTTTCTATATGGAAGTTGTATTTCCAGAAGGTGGAGCTTATTTACAACAAGATACAGCCACTATAAGAGGAGCTACTAGAAAAAGAGGAGACTTTATACAGTATGCAGATAATCCTGCTGGAGCAAATACAGCAATAACATCTGAAACTATAATGGTCAATGCTGTAGATGATAATGGTAATAAGTTAGATTTAGTATGGTCTGGAGATACAAGAGTAGAGAGACAAGAAGTATCAAGTTATAACGCTACAAGCGTCACTGTAACTAGCGCATTTAGTAGCGCGCCTGCTACTCATTCTATTTGGGCAATAGTTGAAATAGATGCAGATGGACAATATGTACATGGTTCTGCAAAAGAATATATAATACAAAATATAAAAGAAGATGATGATGAACCTCTATTCACAATTTCAGCAGTAGAGTATAACAGAGATAAATTCACATTAGTAGATAGAGGATACACCATAGAAGATATCCCAGAAACTACAAGAATGCCTAGATATACAGAAAATGTTCCTTTTCCTACAGATGTAGCATTAAAAGCAGTACCTCATCATAGAGAAGATGTTGCAACAACACAGGAAACTCCAGAAAGTTCTGATTTAGATTTATCAGTAACTTGGGGACATCCAAGCACTAGTAGAACAGATAAAGATGGTAATACAATTACAAACAAATATGAATTTATAGAATCATATGAAGTAAAACATAATTTAGGATTTACAGGAAAGTTTAAGACGGAAATAATTCCTTCTACAGAAACTTCCTTTATAATAGAAAATCCTTCAAGAAAAGTAGGTTTAGTACTGGTAAGACTTACAAACACACAAGGTCATTTCTCAAAATGGATAACGAGAGAAATAGACACGTCTCAAATGGTATTAAAAATACCAACAAGTACTACTTCAAAAATTGGTCAGATATCCCAAGGAGGCACACTACCTGGTGGAATAGAAATCAATTCTTCAAATGGGACAGTAAGTACTATCAGTACTACCTATGACTTTACAAATACAAATGGAGACTTAATACAAGTATCTTCAGGTAATACAGCTCAAACAAGTCAAGCTTTTGCAATATCAGACGGAGAGGAAGCTTATCTAGTATATGATTTTGACGATACGTCAGACCCTTTCAAAGCTGTAGAAATAAAAACAGATACAACTGCAAGAAATCCAAATGTAGGTGACGATGGAGAGATAGTATATTATAATTGGGAATATGTAGCAGAAGTAGGCGCATCAAACTCAGGGCTTACACAAAAATCAGGAACAATAAGTACACCACAGTATAGTTCAGAATTAACAGGAAGCAGTACAGCTTTTACTACAGAATTTGAAATAGGTGATAGGATAGTTATTGATACAGGAACAACTCGTTATTTTGCTAATGTACAATATATAGAAAGTGACACACAGTTATATGTAGACCAATCATTACCAAGAAGCTATAGCGGTGTAAACATATTTAAAACAAGTTTTATTCCTTCATCACAAGATAATATTTTAGCAACTGTTTCTAGAAGTGGTAGTACATACAGTATGGTCACTCATATAGTATCAGATGGAGAGGCTGGAGTTAGTTCTGCACAAGTAAGAATTTATCAAAGAAGTTCAGATGGGTCAAGCGCCCCAACTTTACCTAGTGGAGATACTACTTTTACTTTCAATACTGGAGCAATAAGTTTTACAACTGCAAATGGATGGAGTGCTACAGTACCTTCTTCTGGAGGAGAATATCTTTGGACTTCACATGCCACAGCTTCAGGAACAGAGGCAACAGATATAATAGAAGACTCAGAATGGGTTACAGCAACTTTATTGTCTCAAGACGGTAGTTCAGGAGTTGCAGGTATAAATGCTCTTTTAACTAATGAGTCTGCCACAGCACAAACGGGTTCATTCACACAAGGTGGAAATCAAATAAATTATGCTAATACTGGCGGAGAAATGAAAGTATTCCAAGGAGTTTCAGAACTTACTTCAGGAGTAGTATATGGAATATCTGGAGGAACTGTTGGTGCAAGTACTACTACTAAAACACAAAATGGATTAACTCTTACAATTAATAATTCTACTGGAGTATATTCACTATCTGGAGCAAGCTGGAGTACTGAGCTAGAAAACTTTACACTAACAGGCACTGTTTCTGCTTCTAGCTTAACACTACAAAAAGAATATACTATTGATAAAGGACTTATATTTGCAACTACACATTTAACAGCTTCTAGTCAAGCTTTTAACTATGACGGAAACTCAGCAAATCCTAGTCCTTCTACTATTACATTAGGAGCATCATCTCCTAGTCCTTTTAACTTTTTTGGAAGCTACACTTATAGATTCTTAAAATCAACAGATGGTGGTGCAAACTTTACACAAGTACAAGCAAGAGGTACTACCCAAACACATACTATTAGTGCAGGAGCACTTTCACTAGGTAACGAGATTTATAAAGTAGAAGTTTACTCGTCCAACTATTTAACTGGTGGTACTTATGTAGTTGATGAAGATGAAATGACAATCCTAAGACTAAAAGATGGACAACAAGGAGAGGATGGAGACCCAGGAGCAGATGGAGATGATGGAGAGTCATCAATAACAATATTTAGAGAATCAGCAACTAATCCAGGAACACCAACTGCAGGAACAGCAAATCCAC